CTGCGACGACGTTGCTGGCAGCCTGAAGATACTGGTGCGCCTTCATTTTCCATCTCCGACTTCTGGGGGAAATCGTAGCTCGCCGGTGGCCATCGGAATATCCGCCCCATGAGCGATATCCTCAGCGACTTCATCGCCGATGCCCGTGCGGTCACGATCGCCGAGGCCGCCGGCCGCCTTGGGCTCAAGGTGCTGCGCGGCCGCACCGACCATGCGCAGCCGTGCCCGGCCTGCGGCGGCACCGACCGCTTCTCGTTCAACCCCGGCAAGAACGTCTGGAACTGCCGGGGTGCGGAGGGCGGCCACGACGCGATCGGCATGGCCGCCCATGTGCTCGGCCTCGACCTCAAGCGCCGCGACGGGTTCCTGGCAGCATGCGAGGCAGCGCTTGGCGAGCCCCTGCCGGACGGCGGCGAGCGGGAAAATGACGAGGACCGGCAGGCCCGCGAGGCGCGCTTGGCCGAGCGGCGCGCCAAGAACGCGGCCGACGAGGCGAAGCGCGACAGGGCGCAGGCCGACTTCCGCGAGGCCGAGCGGGCCAAGGCGCGCGGCATCTACGAGCACGCGGCCCTGATCAACCAGCCGCCGCGCGGGCCGCAGGTGCGGGGCTACCTGATGCGCCGCGGCGCGGCCGTGCCGTTCCGCGAAAGCTGGCTGCGCGAGGGCGAGGTGACCTACTGGCACGGCGCCGACGCAGGCGGGCGGCCGCTTGCGATCCACACAGGCCCGGCGATGGTCGCGGCCTTCATCGCGCCGGTTCCGGCCGAAGGCCGCGGCTCCGACCGGAGCCCGTCCGACGTTTCGGACGCCCCGCCGGAGGGCCAGCGAGCGGCAGCGAGCGGTGCGGCCCGCGAGGCATGGATCATCATCGGCTGCCACATCACCTGGATCGACCTCCAGGCGCCGCCGAAGTTCCGGCCGCAGCTGTTCGACCCCGCGACGGGCGAGCTGCTCGCCACCAAGAAGATGCGCGGCTCGAAGAAGGGCGGCCTGATCCCGCTGGCCGGCTCGCTCCGGGCCGAGCGCTGGGTCGCCGGCGAGGGCATCGAGAACGTGCTCGCCGTGGCGCGGGCTGAGGGCTTTCGCGCCGACAGCTTCTATTGCGCCGCCGGCGACCTCGGCAACCTAGCCGGCCCCGCCGATCCGAAGAGCGCGTTCCCGCACCCCGTGCTGACGCGTACCGATGCCCGCGGGGCGGTGAGGCCGGTGATGGTGCAGGGGCCGGTGCCGAAGCCCTGCAGCGCGGCCGAGGCCATGCCGGTGCCCGACCATGTGACCGAACTGCTGCTGGTGGCCGACGGCGATTCCGAGCGCGTCATGACGGCCGCCGCCATGGCGCGCGCCCGCAACCGCAACGCCCGGCCGGGCCGGCTCGTGCCGATCGTGTGGCCGAAGGGCTCCGACTTTTCCGAATTGATGGCATCCGCCGGGGATAGCGTCTGAACCATGGCAAAGGACAAGAAGCCCGTGCCCGACCAGGTGCGGGAACTCATCGCCGATGCGGAGCGACAGGCGGCGCTGCTCGCCGCCGGCCCCGCACCCCGCGACGATGGCGATGACGGCCTCGCAGGCTTCGACGACGAGGGCGAGCCCGGCACGGTGCCAGGCCTCGGCCACGAGTTCGACCCGGCCGTGGTGATGGAATGTGCGGGCCTCGACCACTCCGACACCGACAACGCGCGCCGGCTGCTCGCCCATTTCGGCGAGGATCTGCTGGTGCTGGCGCAGGCCAAGGCCAAGGCGCCGCTCTTCGCCGTCTGGGACGGCCGGCGCTGGGACATGGAGACCGGCGGGCCGCGGGCGACTGCGATCGCACAGAAGCTGGGCGGCGCCATCGCGCTCGAGGCCGGTGTGCTGAAGATGACCGAGTCCGAGCAGCGGTTGATCGAGCGGGCGAAGGGTGCCGCCGAAAAGGATCCCGTCGACCTGACTGCAACCGAGCGGACGCTCATTGCCAAGGCCGAGAAGGCCGCCGAAGCCTATCGCAAGCGTGTCCAGCGCCGCATGGCCCACGCGGTGACCTCGAAGAACAAGGGCCGCATCGAGGCCGGGCTCGCCATGCTGGCGCCACACGTGATGGTGCCGCCAGACGGCTTCAACGCCGATCCGCTGAAGATCGCCTGTGCCGGCCACACGCTCGCGTTCAGGCGCGCCGTGCGCAAGGTGCGCAACCCCGATTACGACGATCCCGACATCGGCCGCGAGGACGTGCCGGAATTCGTGGAACGGGTGGACGCGGCCTGCACCGCGATCGAGGGGCACAGCCGCGCCGACCGCATCACGCAGATCATGCCGGTGCGCTACGACGCGCAGGCCACGTGCCCGCGCTTCATGGCCTGGCTGAACGAGTTCCAGCCCGTGGTGCCGGTGCGCCGCATGCTGCAGGTGGCGACGGGCCTCGGCCTGCTGGGCCTCACCGTGCAGCGCCTGTTCTTCCACTACGGCAAGGGCTCCAACGGCAAGTCGGTTTACATGGAGACGATGGTGCGCCTGCTGGGCGACGTCGCCGTCACGCTGCCCTCGGAGACCTTCGCGGGCGAGGGCGGCGCCAAGCCCGGCGCCCAGCCCGACCTGGTGCGGCTCTACGGCAGGCGCTTCCTGCGCGTGCAGGAGCTGCCGCAGGGCGAGCCGCTGCGCGAGGAGCTGGTGAAGAAGCTGACCGGTGGCGAGGACGTGCCGGTGCGCGACCTCTTCCAGGGCTATTTCGACTTCAAGCCGATCTTCACCGGCCACATGAGCGGCAACGGCTATCCCGAGATCAAGGGAACCGACAACGGCATCTGGCGCCGCATGGTCGTGGTGCACTGGCCGAAGACGATCCCGACCGACCAGCAGCGCGAGTTCGAGGAGGTGCTGGCCGAGTTCGAGCCGGAATATCCGGGCATCCTCAACTGGCTGATCGAGGGCGCGCTGATCTTCCTGCGCGAGGGCCTCGTGGTCCCGGCCGAGGCGCTGGCCGCCACCACCGCCTACCGCGACGAGATGGACCGCACGTCCGCCTTCTGCCGCGACTGCGTGAGGCATGCGCCGGGGCAGAAGGTGCAGGCCCGCACGCTCTACGAGGCCTACGTGAACTGGGCCGTCGACCGCGCCGAGCGGGCGATCTCGGAAACCCGCTTCGCCAAGAACATGGCCGCCAAATACACCCGCGAGGACGGGCGGACGCGCCAGTATCTCGACATCATGCTGCAGGACGTGCCGCCGGCCAAGTCGGCCGGCGACCGGCCGCCGCCTGCCACCGAGGACGACTATCGATGACGCCCCGCACCCCGGCTGGCGGCGCTGTGCTGCCTCGCTGCCTGCGAGGGTTGCGAGACTTTCGCGAGGGTCCGCGAGGCTTCGAAACGCGATGAAGATCAACGATTACAACGGCTTGCGAGGGTTGCGAGGGTTTTTCGCCGCGTAAGGCAGGGTGAACGGGGTGCGGGGGAGTGATTGTCAGGCGATGGGTGGAGAATACCCTCGAAACCCTCGCACGACGGCCGGAACATCAATCGGATCAATCACATGCCTCGCCATTCAAACCCTCGCTCAACCCTCGCTAACCCTCGCAACCCTCGAAAGAAGAGATGACGATGAAGACCGTAGGGATTGATGAACTGCTTTCTTGGGCTTTCGTGCATGAACTGCCGAAGGGCGGGGGCGTGGACGGGCTGGACAACGCCAATTCGGCCTGGCGCATGATCTTCGCCTCCAGCTGGGGCAAGGTGAGCCGCTTTGCCGAGCTGATGACGATGGTGGACACGGGATCGCGCGGCGAGGGCATGTGGATCGAGCAGGGCGAGCCGCACGAGGATGCGGTGGCCGTGGGCGAGGCCGTGGCGGCGCTGGCGGACTGCGACATCGTGCTGCCCGAAGGCTGGAACCCGCTGGCCGACTGGGGCGAGGTGGCCGACGGCGCGCTGGCGAAAAGCGCTGTCGCCGCCGCCATCGCCCGCTTCAACGCGAGAACCCCGTCGCGGCGCGCCGCCCATCTGGTCAGCCTCGTCATCGGCACGGCGGTTCTCGGCCGCGAGCCGGCATGGGACGCCGAGCAGCCGAAGGTGCGCATGGTGATGCGCGAGGGGCGGCCGGCCTGGTTCCGCATCATCCAGGTGCGCGACGATCTCGGCCAGATGCACCCGCGCGAGGTCGACGGCTACAACCCGCGCGGCGGGCGGCCGCATCGCGGCGCCTACCGCAAGTTCGAGTTCGCCGACGATCCGGTCGGCGACATTCTCGCGCGGCTCGACCGGCAGCTCTGGGCCGCGGCCCTTGCGCGGCTCGACCGACAGCTGCGGCCGAAGCTGGCCGCGCACCGGCTGCGTGCGTGCGGCATCGAGGCCTCGCCCTGGCCGGGAGGGCACGACCATCCGCCGGTCGGACTGGTGAAGGCGCGCAGGATGGCCGCCTGAGAAATGCCCTTGACGTGCGGCACAAGGTTGACATACACCTTGCCACGGTAAATCAGATCAGCCCCGGCGCTCCCCGCGACCGGGGCTTTTCATTGGGCTCATCGCAGTGCTGCACGCCGACGCCGACGCCTTCGCCATGCTGGGGCGCGCGGTCTCGCGCCTTCCTGCCGACATCAAGGTCAAGGTTCTGGCGCGGGCCATGCGGCGCGTCAGCGAGACGGCGCGGTCGCGGCTGGTGAAGCGGCAGGCGCCGCGGCTCAGGCTGCCGGGCGGCGTGATCCGCGAGCGCACCACGGCGCGCATGAACGCGGGCGGCAACACGGCAGAGGTCGTGTCGCGGTCGAACTGGATCGGGCTCGAGAAGCTTGGGGCCAGGCAGACGCGCACGGGCGTCACGGTCAGGATG